GCTTTCCTGATGAGACTACAATAAATCTTTAGATAGTTCATTTCTACTCTATTAAACCCGCACTATTATTTATAATAGTTTATATTAGAAAAGGTGCCCGAAGAGCACCTAATCTTATCTGTAGAGTTTGCGGGTTCAACAGATATTATTATTTATCCTCTTTTTTATTATCAAAATAATTCATTTTATAAGTCCAAAGTTTTTGATAAAGAGCAGAGTCTCCACCAAGTCGCATTGCACTAATAATAGTATCCAACTCTTTGTCATTAATTGGCAAGTCCATTAGGTAAAAAATGAATCAAGGTTTACAGTTTTTTCTACTTCCCATCCAATTGAATCTAAAATAGATTTAAGGGGGTCTACAAAACTTTTCTCAAATTGTAGTTCATAATCAATATATTTGTCAAGGTTAAGTTCCTTTGGGAAATCTGAAATAAAGGAAATAACATTCTCCTGAATAATATTTGGTTTTTTAAGAAAAATATATTTAACCTTCTCACCGTTATTAATAAGTGAATATTTATTGGTTAGTTTTTTTTCCTTTATGTAATGATTAAACAGAAGGGCACCACGAATATGAATAGGAGTTTTGGATGCGTAAATATTTGATGGCGAATAATATTTACGAACATCGGATGCCGTTCTTGGGAAAGCAATTTCTTCTGGGGGAAGACTTTTAAACTTTTGACGACAATTATCAATAAAATCAATTACCTCATCTTCAGTTCCACTCATCATCAATTTCAGAGCATCCTTAATCATCTGACGACAAGGTGCAGGAGTTGAAGATTTAACTGCCTCAATACCCATCATTTTAAGTTTAGGTTCAGTATATCTCACACCCTCACTATCCCAGACGTTCAGAATATAACGCTTTTTGGCAGTCCAGATTCCACGGTCGGCAATATTTTCCCGCTTCATCTGCATCTTCTGGTCATAGGCATTCACATACTCTGCCAGTTCTTGGTAGCAACCTTCAATATATTTTTCAAGTTCCACCTTACAGATCTTATCAAGGAACGTGACAATGCCTTCAGTAGTTTTCTCTCTTCCCTTGAATATACGTTCAACCAGAGGACCCATATTAAGATAGATAGAGTCAGTATCTGAAGCAATAACATAATCAACTCCATCAGTTTTCAAAAGTTTGTTGATATAGGCATTCATCTTGTCTTCAATCCAACGGATAGAAACCTGACCAGACAAAGTGATTGCCTCAGCATTTGCTAGTTTGTAATAACGGAAATACTGATTGCCGATAGCACCATAAGCAGAGTTAAGTTGAATCTTCCTCGCCATTTGGATGTTGTTACACCGAGCAATCTCCTTTTCCAAGTCTTTTGTCTTTTTCTTTTCATACTCTTGTTTGGCAGCAAGCATTTTCTTTTTATAGATGGTGCGGTCTCGATAGATTTTTTCCATCAATTCTGGTAGAAATCCCCGCACATCCTTACGGAACATTGCCCCGTTAGCACATACTGCCTTGTCCTTATACATTTCAAATGTGATTTCCTGATTCAGTATTTTATCTACAGTTACTGATGGATGCCTCTCATCCAGAAGTGTTTCTGGTGAGATATTATACTGCATAATAAGGTGAGGATATAGCGAGTTGAGGTCAAAAGATACAACCCAGTCATATTTTCCAGGAATAGGTTCCTTAACGTATGCACCAGCATACTTAGAGTCTTTATCAGAACGCTCTTTGGGAGGAATCACAATGTTCCTCTTTTTCAGATAGTTGTAGATAATAGTATCCCACATTCTAACCTGTGAAAACACATCAGCATAGTTTGCTTTTGCGTCATAGGCCATGGTGATTGCAAGTTCAATCAGTTTCATCTTATCTTCCAGACGGTCAACAAGTTCCACGTCAATGATGTTGTATTCTACAAACTTTTGCCAACCTTTGGTATAGAAGTCCTTAAAGGTATCAAACTCAGAGTGGTCCAGTTTTTTCTGACCAAGTTCTACATTTGCAATATGATCCAGACGATAAGACTCTTGTGCTTTATAAGTAAACTTTTTATAAAGATTCAGATAATCGAGTTGAGTAATACCACCAACATCGTAAGAAATGTGCTTACGACCAGCAATATAAATCTCAGTCTCAGTTACAAGTCCCCAAGGAGAAATGCGTTTCATCAATTTCTCACCTAGAACACGATCTAGACGACGAACAAGATATGGAATATCATAAAGCTCGCTGTTCCACCCAGTCACAACTTCTGGAGTATTTGTTTCAACCATCCACCAGTTGATAAAGTCGTTGAGAAGATCATATTCGCTGGAGAAAGAACGGTAATCAACATTCTTCTGCTGATTCTTGAAAGGACCTTGCCCCCAAGTGCGAATTTTCTTGGATGAGTAATCTTGAATAGTAATGAGTAGAACTTCCTCAGCGGCAGACTCTACATCAGGGAATCCGTTTTCAGAGGCAACCTCAATATCAAGAGTGGTAACTTTGATATTAGTAATATCAAACTTGAGTTCCTCTTCAGGATACATTTCAGAGATATACTGATAGATGTATCCAGTATTTCCATAAATTTTAAAGTTTTCTACTCCATCATATCTTTTTACAAACTCACGACAGTCGCGAACAGAACCAGGTTGAACCGATTCAACATATTCTCCATTCAGAGTCTGATATTTAGTTTTCTTTTGAGAAGGGACAAAAAGAGTCGGGTTAAACTTCTCCCGAGTCATGAAATGTTTTCCATTTTCATAACCACGGACCAAGAAGTGATCCCCGACCATCTGCACGTTTGTATAAAATCGAAGCGACATCAGGCGGTTAATTCAAGATACTTTTCAACAATTTCTTCTTTTGGATCCACAATGGTAAGGATACTGTCCGAATGAATCATCATTTCTCTCTGATCAGTTACATCAGGCCAAGGAGTAAGATTTCCTTCGGCGTCAATGCGGAAAGGATTAATGAGTTTACAATCAGGCTCTCCTAATTCAGAACCAACTTCGATAATCTCAGTAACAATTACATTATCAACTTTCAACAAAAGACACTTAACTGTTTTGTCCATTTACTCTTTCCTCATAAAGATCTTTAACTGAATTGAGTGGCTCAACGATAGTAACAACCCAATCTAACGGAACTAAAATTTGGTCATCTTGTGTTAAAAGAATCCATGATGATAAAGATACTTCGATTTTAGCATCATAGTCTACCTCTTCAGTTAAAAGGATAGACCTTTCTGTAAGAACCTTGTGAGGTTTATTGAAAATATATCCACAAGGTTTTTCATCAGAAACAATTTCTTTAATATCAGAAATAATTGTTTCGCCGGACTTCAATAGCGCAAGTTTGATTGACATTTTTATCTTCTTCCTTCAAGGTATTATACTCAAAAAAATGGGAGGTGTCAACTGGATTTTGCCAGTTACCTCCCTATGGCATAGCGCCGACGATATTCAATTGTATTTAGTCGCCATTACCATTTCCACCATCACCAGCACCACTTCCAGGATTTATTGGGACTGCCCTACCAGAAGAAACTTTTTGAGTTTTTCCTTTCATATAAACTTTATGTGGTTTTGCTGCTGGATATGAAATAGTTTTTATTTCATTAAGAAATTGGTGGAAGGATTTCATTTTTATTTTTATTTAGAGATAGTCCTTACGGGCATGATGCTCCGGTACTATTTTCCCAAGTACGATCCGTAGAAGTCCGTCTTCAAATGCGACTTCCCGGACTTCTGTGTCGTCGGATAAAGTCCACGCTCGTTTAAAACTTCTGCTAGCCACTCCCTTGTGGATAAACGTCCTATCCGATTCGGCATCTGCTTTTTGCCCTTCGACAAAAAGTTTTCCATACTCTGTGAAAACATTGACCTCTCCTCTCTTGAATCCTGCTAATGCGAGTTCCAAATGGGATTCAACATTATTTATTTGAACCAGATTATATGGGGGGTAATTCGTTGTGGTTTCATGAAGATTAAATAGACGGTCAAAATATTCATCCATTCCAATACTATTGCGGGTGATTCTTTCCATCAGAGCAGGAAGATCCGCAGCAGTATACCTTGTGAGGTTGGTCATTATGGTAGCTCCTTTAAAAGCGAGTTTGTGTTTTGTGGACCCTTA